CGTTAAAGGTAGATTTTTCGTGGAAAAAGGTATTCTCGATCTTGAAAATACCACTTTAATAGAGTCAATTATCCAACGACATTTGGATAAATGGTGGGAGGGGTGCTTCTAATGGTTAATAAAATATTCGATGCTGTCACTAAACAATTAGGCACTACCTTCGGTTCTAATTACCGCTATTATGTGGAAGATGTTGAGCAGAACTTAACAACTCCGTGTTTTACCGTGGATATGTTAATCCCGCTTCAACGGTCGAAAAGCCCCGTGCTTTACGATAGGACTATGCCGCTCGTACTTCATTATTTTAGTGACAGCAAAACTGATCTTAAAAAAGATTGTTACAACATAGCAGAACAAGCGATAGAGTGTTTGGAGTATCTTCCGTTTGAAAACACAACTCTTCGTGGCGAAAACATAAGTTGGCAGATGGTAGACGATGTTTTACAAATCTTTATAACTTATAAATTCACCTCGATTAGAAAAGTTGAGGAAGCTGAAAAAATGGGCGATATTTCTGAGACTGTTTCTTATTCTGACTAAAAGAAAGGAATGATTGTATGTTAGGTGGTGGCGTTTTTGTTACTCAAAACAAAACTTTACCCGGCTCTTACATTAACTTTGTGAGTCTTGCTTCTACCTCTTCCGCTCTTGGTGAGCGCGGCACAGTGGCAATTGCCTTACCTCTGAATAAGGCAGTTGGTAATGTGATTGAACTGACCAGAGCAGATTTCGTTGGCAACACTAATGAGTTAATCGGTGTCGAGTATACTTCTGACGCAGCAGCACCTCTGCGTGAGATTTTCTGTCACGCGACCAAGGTTTATGTGTATGACCTCGGTGAATCTGGTACTGTTTCCGAAGCGATTGCTGCGTTTGACCCTTATGAATTTAATGTTCTGTGCGCTTATACCGCAAGCGCAGATGATGTGTCCGCATATATTACCGCCGTTAAGTCTTGGCGCGATGATATGGGTAAGAAGTGCCAAGTGGTTGTTTACAACCAAGAGAGCCCCAATCACGAGGGCGTTATCAATGTGGTGTCCACCATTTCTGGTGATAGCGCACCTGCTCACGCTCTGGTCGCTTGGGTGGCTGGTGCGGAAGCTGGTTGCAAGATTAACGAATCCTGCACCAATATGCTGTACGATGGTGAGTATACCATTGTGACCGATAAGACTCAGAGCCAACTGGAAGCTTGCATTGAAGCTGGTCAGATCGCGTTCCATCTGGTTTACGGCGATATTCGTCTGTTAGAGGATATCAACTCTCTGGTCGATACTACTGTCGATAAGGGCGAAGATTTCAAGTCTAACCAGACTATCCGCGTGATTGACCAGATTGCTAACGATATTGCCAAGCTGTTTAACACCAAGTATCTTGGTAAGATTCCTAATAACGCTTCTGGTCGCGTTAGCCTGTGGGCTGACATTGTTGCTCATCACAAGGAATTAGAGAGCGTCCAAGCTATTGAGAACTTTGACTCTTCTCTGCTCACTGTTGAGCAAGGCGCTAATAAGAAATCCGTGGTCGTGAACGATGCTGTTACCGTAGTTAACGCTATGGCACAGCTCTACATGACCGTCGTGGTTCAGTAAGGAGGTTGACATAAATGGCTCAGACTATGCACGCTCGTAATGCGGTTTCCGCTAAGATGGCTGAATGTTATGTCACCATTGACGGCAACCGTTATAACTTTATGTCCGCTATCAATCTGGAAGTTAACTTCGAGAAGAACAAGACCGAAGTTCCTATCCTTGGTCGTATGAACCGTGGTCACAAGGCTACCAGCTCCACTATTACTGGTTCTGCTGAGTTCCATCTGAATACTTCCATCTGGCGTGAACTCGCTTATAAGTTCCAAGAGACTGGTGAGGACATCTACTTCGATATGCAGATCACTAACGAGGATATCACCGCTTCCGATATCGGCAGACAGACCATTATCCTTTATGACTGCAACTGGGACAGCATGACTCTGGCAGCTTTCGACGCTGACAGCGACGATGTTCTGACCGAGAGCATTGATTTCACCGCAGAGCGGTTTGAAATTCCCGAAAAGTACACTCTTATGGACGGCGTTCTGTAAGAAACTAAACATCTATAAAGCGGATGGGGCGATATACCCCATCCGCTCTTTTAATTAAATTGGGAGGATTTAATGATGAGTGATTTTTCTGTTTTCATGGCTGGTAATGCAGCAAAGGAAGAGACTGTTAAGTATGTAGCTTCCAAGCGTTTCGCCGTTAAGGGCAAGCCCGTCGAGTGGGAGATTAAAGCAATCGACTCTGATCTCGATGAAACTCTCCGTAAGGAAAGCACTAAGCGTGTTCCTATTCCCGGTAAGCGCGGTCAATATAACCAAGAAGTTGACACGGACAAGTATATTGCTAAAGTTTGCGTTGCTTGTACCGTTTATCCTAATTTAAATGATGCCGAACTCCAAGATTCTTATGGTGTTAAGACTGGCGATGCTCTGTTAAAGAAGCTGTTAAAGCCCGGTGAGTACACTGAATATAAGGCAAAGGTCATGGAAGTTAACGGCTATGACATGAGCATGGAAGAACTGGTGGATGAAGCAAAAAACTGATAAATGAAGGTGATTTTGAAGCTAATATAGCTTATTATTGCCTTCACAAATTCCACTGGAAGCCTACCATGCTGTTGAGCATGACGAGGGAGGAAAAGGCTTTTGTTACAGCTTGCATCCAAATTAAGTCTGACGCTGAAAAGGAGCAAGAAAAGAAACTGAAAGCCAAGCAACCTCGCAAAAGGTAGGTGACATAATTTGCCTAACAAGCAATTAACCGCCAGAGTACGGTTAGACGCGAGTAGCGCCCATAGATCGCTCGATAAGTTAATCTCCAAGATTAAACAAGTCGAAGCGGTAGCCAATAAGCAAGCTAATGTCAAGGGTTTGGAAAAATCCATTGAGCGGGCGCTTCTCCAACAAGAAAAGTTAAAACAAGCAACTTTAAAAACTGAGTTAGCGCAGTCTAAGGTAGCAGCGCAAACCCATAGAACCGCAGCGGCAGCTACGCAAGCGCAAATAGCGCAGTCCAGACTTGCCGCTCAAAACCAAAGAACCGCTTTGCTGTCGAAACAAGTGGCGAATACCACCAAAAGGTGGGCTACCAATCAAGCTGGCGTTACTGCTAATTTAAAGACAACCAACAGTTTGTACGGTAGTATTTGGCACAAGTTAAAAGGCATAGCGGCGACTTATCTTGGTATTATGGGCGTTAGAGCTGTAACTGATACGACTGACTTGCTCGTTGGCGCACAAAACCGATTGAACTATGTTGCCGCAGGACAACTTGGCGAGCAAGGTTATAACACGGATGGAACTTACTCAGACAAAACGCTTAACATAACACAAGATGCCCTCGATAAGATGTATGTAAGCTCTCAAAAGGTTCGTACTTCTTACCAAGGTATGATTAGTAATGTTTCCAAGACTATGACGCTCGCTGGCGATGCGTTTAAGGGAAACATTGATAACGCAATTCGCTTCCAAGAAGTTATGGCAGAAGCTTATGCAGTTGGTGGTGCAAGCGCACAGGAAATGCACAACTCCATGTATCAGTTAACACAGGCGTTAGGCTCTGGTGTTCTCCAAGGTGACGAGTTACGCTCCGTTCGTGAAGGTGCGCCATTGG